ATTAAAACTAGCAGTCGTGTTTGCTCCTAATGCTCCTGAACCAAGTGCTGTGTTACTTACTCCAGTTGTGTTTGCGTCTAAGGAAGCAGCACCCACCGCCACGTTTTCGTCACCTGTGGTGTTTGCTGTTAAAGAGTTATAACCTACAGCTGTGTTGTTATCGGCTGTGGTGTTAGCGCCTAAAGAGGCTTGTCCAACGGCTGTGTTGCCATCTCCTGTAGTATTTGCTGCGAAAGCGTAATCTCCAAACACGCTGTTGAGTGAACCTGTAGTATTGGTTGTGCCTGCGTGTGTACCAAAAGCAGAGTTATAGTTACCAGTCGTGCTGGCATCTAAAGCATTAGCACCAACCGCAGTATTACGAGTACCTGTGGTGTTTAATGTTAGAGCATGATAACCAACTGCTGTGTTGTTTGAAGCTGTGGTATTAGCTTTTAAAGCACTTCTTCCTAAAGCTGTATTACTAGCACCTGTGGTATTGGTGTATAAAGAACTCACACCAAGCGCGGTGTTATCAGAAGCAGTAGTATTTCCAAGCATTGACGATGTACCAACAGCAGTATTTGCTGCTCCTGTGGTGTTAGCCGTTAAAGCGTTATACCCAACTGCGGTGTTGTTAGTAGCAGTGGTGTTCGCGTCTAGTGCCAGCGCACCGACCGCTACGTTATTTGCTCCTGTGGTATTGGCTTCCATTGCTGCTGCACCAATTGCTACGTTTGTATCTGCTGTGGTGTTTGCAGTAAGTGCGGATTTACCAATAGCAACATTTGAATCGCCTGTTGTATTGGCATCTAGTGAGTCTGCTCCTATAGCAGTATTTCCAGCCCCTGTTGTAAGAACACCACCAGCGTTATCTCCCACTGCCGTATTATTTGAGCCAGTGGTTACTGCATCAAGTGCATTCTCACCTATGGCTACGTTATCCGTTCCTGTCGTTATGGCTGTACCGAGTGATCCAGAACCAAGCCCTACATTACCTGTACCGCCTGTCATATCTAATACGTCAGTTACGGCAGCGCCTGCTCCCGCTCCGTCAGCTACTACCATCTTGATTCCACCATTCGGAATCACGACATTAGCGCCTGTGCCTTGAGATATGGTTACTGTATCACCCGCGCTGTTTTGAATAATCCAACACTTATTAACTGTGTTTGGTGCTAAAGTTACAGTACACGCTTGCGATAAAGAACCCGTAAGCGTAAGTGCCATTGCTCTGGCAGCATCACTAGCTCCATCTGCCATTGTAATCGTTGCGGTTGAAGCATCAGATAGTGCTTCAGAACCACTACCCCAGGCTTCCGCCACCAATTCTAAATTTGTATTTGTACTCGTTCCCCAAGTACCTGACTCTTCGCCTGTGGCGATTTCTTTGAGTCTTAGATCGTTTACATAAGTTGCCATTTATTCGATTCCTCTTATTGTTTCATATATTATACGAAGATTACTCATTACGCTACTTCTTTCCAGTCTGGGCTTTGCGAATCATCTATACTCGACCACCCTGGAGTCTGCGAATCACTTACCGCAGACCAACTTGGATCTTGAGAATCATCAACTATTCCCCAAACAGTTAATTGACTAATTTGCCCTGTTGCGCTAACTCCTGTGATTAAAATCGCCACATGAGTCGTGGCTGAAATATCGCCAACCTGTCCTGTTCCAATAACCGCTGTTAAAGAAACAATGTTCTGAGTTGCCGTTGTTAAAGATCCAACTGCTCCTGTTCCAGCAACTGTTGTTGGGTAAACATTTGCGTCACAGGTAACTGTTTCATCGCCTTGTGCAACAGTCGATGCTGTACCGCTAACACCTACAATTGCTACACCATTTGCAACAACTGTTCCTATTGCAGTAGTACCTGCTACTCCTGTTTCGCTGACATTGGCATCACCACTAACAGTTTCAGTGCCTAAAGCGGTAGTTCCCGCTAATCCTGTAACAGATATATTTGCAACACCTGTGGCAGTTAAGCTATCTACTGCTCCTGTTGCCGATACCCCTGTTTCACTTACATTCGCATCAGCAGAGATGCTTAATGATCCTAGTGCGCTTGTTCCCGCAACACCTGTCTCTGTAACATTTGCAACACCTGTTACGGTTAGACTGCCAATACCACCTGTGGCTGCAACACCTGTCTCTGCGACATTGGCATCACAACTAACGGTCTCTGTTCCTAGGGCAGTAGTTCCCGCAACACCTGTTACATTAACTGTAACACTAACAATTGCAGGTTCACCCCACGGACCAGCACCCCATGTGGATCGACCCCAACCAGACATGATTGGTTACGCTATTCTAATAACAGCGTTACTTGCGTCTGCAGTTGGGAAAGATATTGTAAAACTACCTGCTGTGCTAGTTTTGTCTCCACCGAAATCAAAAACTGCAACAGATGGATCACCTGTAGCTGTATCATTATAAATCATACAACCTCTCGCAGTAATGGTAGCTGTTCCAAAAGTCAAATCAGCAAAATCGGTGTAAGCGGTTGTTGATGATGTTGTGGGGTCAACATTTGTTAGAGCTGATCCACCCGCACTATAGTTTGTTCCAGATGCTTCTTGCCCTGTGCTATAAGCTGTAGTAGCAGCACTCATAGTCGCAGAGCTAGTGTACAAAGCAAGTTTAAAAGAGTTTCCTCCACTCGCTTTAAAGTTATGCACTGCTTGCAAAAGCTCACTTTTGAAAGAAGTACACATCGCTTGTGTTATAGCCATTATAGCCTCCTAATAATTTCCGCAAGGTCTTTATTTCCTTGCGCTTCTAATTGATTGCCTATTGTACACATGTGGTTTTTAATAGCTTCACGCATGTAAAAAGCAATAATAACGTGACACGAATTTTTGAAGGCATGGGCTTGTGCTTTAATTGGTTCTGGTGCTGTGTCGCTCACCGAAACTAATTTATTAGTAGCCATCTCAGCAACTTCTTCTACTGTATGACCCCTACCATGTGTTGTCTTTACTCCAAGATCCCCTATAGAAATTATAAACGAATCTGTTTCCATTTAATATACCTCTGGTTCTGGTGGACCTAAAGTGATTTTTTCTGTTCTTCCTGAAAATCCTTTTATAACTTTTTCCTCTTCTACTTTTGAAGAATCAATAATTTTCATGTCTCCGTTCTCTATGTACACAACAGGTGGATTATCCAACCTATGGTATCCATATAGTTTTTCCTCTACAGGAACATTTGTGTCTAACATAGAAGAGGTTGCTGCTATTGATATATCTATGCCTCGACTCATACACTTTGATAACCAAAACTCACAGCAACCTCTCCCCATCTCGCCAAAATGTACATTGTTGCCATAACTAAAATCTGCTCCGTACATATTAATCGTAGCGACCTCGTTGTATGCAGCAAAAGCTATGGCATAAGAGATGGTGTTATTAAAATAACTACAACTCATTTCATTGATAATTTTTTCTAACGGATAAAGCTCTATCGCTGGAACTCTATTGTCTTTTTCACAAGAATAAATTGGAACGTCTAGTCTTGGTAGTGTTCTGCGCATAACGTGGGTTTGAGGTCCTGCATCAAATGTGTCAAAAAACCTTGAAGCAGGATCCATCATAAAAACTCGATCACACTTAATGACAGCACACATAGAATTAATAGCCCAAACTTCATCGTATTCTTTGCTGTGGCTGATGGACATGTGATAGTCTAGCTGACTTCTGCCCATAGAGACGATAGCTATACTTTTGCCTTTTAGTTCCTTAATCATTGTGGTTGTGGTCTTAGCTTGTCGTAACGATATTGATCTCTAGTGCCTAGCCCTTCATTAAAGTTTTTAAGTTTAAGTATCGCATCTTGAAAACGTGTTTCAAAATATTGTAAATCGTTCGGGTCTTGTTTCATAAAAATAGAAGCTTCTACTAAAGAACCATACAGTATTGCATCTGGGGCATTGGTAGAAAGCCACGTTGTTCCGCTATCTCCTGCTGCTGTTAGCGAAGCAGGTCTATAAACATAGTGGAGTTCGAATGTTGAATTAGCGTTAGGTGCTGGTGCCAAGATAAACGTATCTTCGTCAAACGAAGCATAATATTTAGGAACTCCTGTTGTGGCTGTAGCTGGGGTATAGTCCCTAATCCAAGTAACTTGTTTTAAATTTAGATAGTTGTAATTGCTGTCTGAATCAATTACCGCTAAACTCAGGGGGTCTAAATAGTCGCTGGGTTTTGATAAATAAGAATTACCAGAACTCGCCGTTCCTGTTACGTTTTTGCGGAACTCGTCTAATTGTACTATTTTTAATATTTTTTCTTCAGACAATTTAATAAATGTGTCTAAAGTGTTTGTAAAAGTTGTTTCGTCGTTATCCATATAGTTTTGGATAGCTGTTTTTAAACCTGAATATGTAAAACTCATGTTGTCACCGTTAATGTTCCCAGGCTTGAGGTAGCCTCAAGTCCTGTAAAATATGTTCCTATCGTGTCCGCATTAGTGTCTGTCATAGGAGAAGCAGCACCTGCGGTAACTACACCTAACTGCGCCTGAGGTAAAGGAACCTCTGGTCTAGCTTGGTATAAAGTTTCTGGGTCTGCCGTAATTCTGGCTGGTGTGTCTTGCGGTTGTCTCGGTTCGTAACACTCGGGACAAACCTTTAAGTTGTTCCACTCCACCTTCATGGATAAATACGGATACGACCAACCGCATCGGTCGCAAACTGCTAATGCGTGTGTGCCTTTAGCGTAAGCCATTAATAAGTTGCCTTGGGAACTAAGTGAAGACTAGCTCTGCCTCTGTCTTCATCCTGTGCCCTTCTTAAGTCCTGTTGATAAATCTGTAAAAGCATAGGCACACGTTCAGGGTTTTTCTTTAACGCCATGTAATACGCTAAACCAGAGACCATAGGCGGTATAAATCGGCTAGGTATCTCTTGGTCTTGTGCCGAAGCAGTTACATCATCGATCCGCTGAATTCGATAGCTTACAAAAACATCAGTAGAGTTCTCAGGGGTTGGCCAGAGCTTAAGAACTGGAGTTGTCTGTCTGTCGACAAAAAATTCTGTAGGTCTTGCCTCGGTTGTTTTATTAGGAATATTTAGATACTCCATACGACCAACTCGACTCATTTGATAATCAGTTTGTGTACCATTTACCGTTCTGCGTATAACTGCCTCAAGAATATCGATATCATAAGAATTCAACGTATAACTTGCTGTGCCTTCTGTTAGTGTTAAACTAACTTGAGCAATAGTCCAAATATTAATGCCTCGGTTCGACCAATCTGCAAACATAACATTTAAAGATCGTCTAGCTGTTGCTGCATCATATCCTGTCCGAGCTTCTAGCCCAGCAAGTTCATACGCTTCTTCTATTACTTCGCCTGTGTCTAGGGCAAATGTTTTAGTACCAGAAGTTGCCATGATCTAGGATCCTGGAGCTTCGTAGTATTTTAAAAATTCGCACCAAACAGTGTACTCGTTTCCTGCGTCAGCGGTAGAAGGGACAACTAAAAGAACATCCCCTGAATACCCCGATGCTGCAGTGTTCTTTAAACCACCTATCTCACTAAAATCAAAAGAATTATCGTAAGCTAGTGTTAAAAAGGTAACATCAGTAGTTGCGTCCCAATCAAGAGAAGCAGGAGCATCAGGTGCTCCGCTACATGTATACCAAATTTTATTTAAAGACACGTGCGCACAAGACTCGCCGTTCAATGTTGAAGCATTCAATGCTGAAACATCTACTAGGGTTGTGCTACTGCCACTTCCATCAGAGTAAACTGAACAATAGACTATCAGTTTTTTCTCGCCATCTAATTGATTAGTTGGACCTGTAACTGTATCAGCCATGGTTCACCTCCTTATGCGTCAGCAAATGGTGTTACTAAAGTTCCTGAACCAAGTAGCTGTGCTGCAACATGGTATTTAGCGCTTGCCATTGCAGTAATAACTACAATGCTTCCTGCCAAACCGCCTTTAGTTGTGCCGTTTT